GGCATTGGCCCATACAACGTGTTTTCTGGCCCTGATGAGCCTGACTTGGCCGCTGTGCAAGCCGCAAAAGCGGCAGGCGCTGCACGAAGGGCAAAGATGTCCAATGAACCCATGCTTTACAACCCTCTCCGTGGAGCAATTGACGCAATCCGTGAGCGAGGCAAGAAATCAAACCCAGAGGCATATGCCAAGGGCGGTTCAGTTTCGTCCGCTTCCTCAAGAGGTGATGGTATTGCTCAGCGGGGTAAGACTCGCGGAAAGATGTGCTAAATCATGCCTAAATACATGACCCCCGAAGATGTAGCGGAAGATAAAGCGTCAAAGAAGGCTGAGAAGGCTTACAACAAAGCCATGCCTGAAGCTGATACAACATTTAACTCCCCAAAGAAAACATCTGCCCGAAGAATGGCTGAGCAAATGGAAGCAGAGCGCACATCTCCAATGGCTTCTAAGATGGCTAAAGACACGCCAATGATGGCTCAAACCGCCAAAGATGCGTTGAAGGCTGGATTGGGAATCCCATTGGCTATGGGCGTTGACATGATAACTGGGCCAAAACGGCGCTCTGATGAAGATATGTCTGAGTTAACCCGCGAGGTTGCCAAGGGCAAAAAAATGGCGAAAGGCGGCATGACTGCTTCCAGACGCGCTGATGGCTGTGCTGAGCGCGGCAAAACCCGGGGCAAGATCGTATGATGTCCAGCCGTGGCATGGGTGACATTAACCCGTCTAAGATGCCCAAAGGCAAGCGTAAAGCTCGCCGGGATGACACTGACTTCACAGAATATGCTGAAGGCGGCAAGGTTGGCCTTTATGCCAACATCCATGCAAAGCAAAAAAGGATAGCCTCTGGGTCGGGTGAGCGCATGCGCAAGCCGGGATCCAAAGGCGCTCCGACAAAGCAGGCGTTTCTTCAATCTGCTAAGACGGCGAAAAAATAATGGCATACACATCCGGCGCAACATCGTTTGATCCAGATCTGACAGAGATCGTGGAAGAGGCTTTTGAACGAGCCGGGAGAGAGTTGCGTTCTGGATATGACCTGCGCACAGCGCGGCGCAGTTTAAACATCATGTTTGCAGATTGGGCCAACCGTGGCATCAACATGTGGACAATTGACACCGGCATGATCACCCTCCAGCAGGGTGTAAACACATATGCCCTGCCAAACGACACTGTGGATTTGTTGGAGCATGTGATCCGCACTCAGGCAAACAATGCCGCTACGCAGTCAGATCTGACAATCACCCGCATTAGTGTTTCTACTTATGCCACGATCCCCAACAAGATCACCCAAGCCCGTCCAATCCAAGTGTGGATTCAGCGCATGGATGGCAAGGTTAGCTCCGTCAATGCCGCCACAACGGCATCAATGAGTGCAACGGCAACCAGCGTTGCCATCACTGATGTGACCCAGCTTCCAGCGGCAGGTTTCATCCAGTTGGACAACGAAGTGATCAGCTATGGCTACATTGTCCAGAATGACAACGCCATCAGCGGAACGCTGAATAACTGCGGCAGGGGCCAGCAAAATACCATTGCAGTGACTCATAACTCCGCAACTGCGGTGTATTGGACAAAACCCCCGGCAGTGACCGTATGGCCCACTCCTGATGGCTCACAGACATATCAGTTTGTCTATTGGCGCTTGCGCCGCACCCAGGACTCTGGCGGCGGTGTAAACGTGATGGATGTGCCCTTCCGCTTTTATCCCTGCATGATCGCAGGGCTGGCCTATTACATTGCCCAAAAGATCCCAGAGGGTACGCCCCGCCTGGACATGCTCAAAGCCTCATATGACGAGGCATGGCAGCTTGCTGCCTATGAGGATCACGAAAAGGCCGCAGTTCGTTTTGTTCCCCGTCAGAGCTTTATTGCCAGCGGAAGCGCCTGATGGGCAATAGGTTTTCTTCTGGAAAATTCAGCATTGCTGAGTGTGACCGTTGCGGTCAACGCTATAAGCTTTCACAGCTTCGCATGGAAGTTGTCAAAACCAAAACCTATCAGCTAAAGGTGTGCCCGGAGTGCTGGACACCAGACCAACCTCAATTGCAATTGGGTATGTACCCAGTTGATGACCCGCAGGCCGTGAGACAGCCCCGTCCAGACCTGACATATGTCACCGCTGGTTTAAACGGATTGCAGGATAATGAGAGTGGTTTTGGAGGCTACCCAACGGGTGGCTCCAGAGATATTCAGTGGGGCTGGAGACCAGTAGGTGGATCTAGCTTTTTTGATGTAGCACTCACGCCAAACTACTTGGTGGCAACGACAAGTGTTGGTACAGTCACGGTCAGTGTAACTTAGGAGCGAATATGGACAAGAAGCAAGTCAAGGCAATTGCCGACACCGAAGCCAAAAAGGCTGTTAAAGGCCATGAAGGCCGCATGCATGCCAAAGGCATGAAGGCCGGTGGCCCCACCAGCATGGATCGCAAGAAATATGGGAAGAACCTTTCCCGCGCAATGAACCAGAAATCTGGGAGCAAATAATGGGCAAATTTAGCAAAAAGATCATGGGCAAAGAAGTTGGCGATGCCAGCACCTATGCCGCACCCCACACCATGGACGGCAAGGCCGGTGTTGCTATGCGCCCCAAGGCTCCCATCACCCGCAAGGCAAATTGGACTCCTTTGGATGGCGTGAGCATCGGCATCAACGATGAAGTCAAAACCAGCGGCATTAAGATGCGTGGCGCTGGCGCGGCCACCAAGGGCGTGATGTCCAGAGGCCCGATGGGTTGATGCAGCCATGGCACTGACATATGCTCAGCTTGTAGTCGCTGTCAGCGATTATTGTGAAAACACGTTCGACACCACGGACATGAACACAATGATCAAGCAAGCTGAACAGCGTATATACAACTCGGTTCAGATTGCAAACCTGCGCAAGAATGTGACGGGCACAATCACATCTGGCAACAAGTATCTGTCATGCCCAGATGATTTCTTGTCTGTGTATTCGATTGCTGTTTATCCAAACGGCGGTGGCGCTTACACCTATCTTTTGAACAAGGATGTGAACTTCATTCGTGAGGCATATCCAAATCCAACAGACTCCGGTACTCCCAAGCATTACGCCATCTTTGGCCCTCAATCCACAAACGTTAATGAACTTTCGTTCATTCTCGGCCCAACCCCTGATGTTCAGTATTCCACTGAGCTTCATTATTACTACTACCCAGAGTCCATCGTGACCGCATCAACCACATGGTTGGGCGACAACTTTGACTCTGCTTTGCTCTACGGAACCTTGTGTGAGGCTTACACCTACATGAAGGGTGAAGCTGACATGGTTGCGCTGGTCAACCAGCGTTATGTTCAAGCGATTGCTCTGCTCAAGAACTTGGGTGACGGCAAACAGCGCATGGATGCTTATCGTGATGGTCAGACAAGGATCCCCGTATCGTGAGCATTGTTCAAACACAGACCACCAGCTTCAAGGCTGAGCTTTATCAGGGCATCCATGATCTGACCACCGATGTGATCAAGATCGCCCTGTATACAGGCAATGCCAATTTAAACGCTGACACCACTGTTTACAGCAGCACCAATGAAGTGGCGGCTACAGGCACTTATGTGGCTGGTGGAGCAACGATGACCGGAATCACGGTCAGCACATCTGGTTATACGGCCTATGTTGGGTTTGACAATGTATCTTGGACGGGCGTAATCACGGCCCGGTGCGCCTTGATCTACAACTCAACCCAGGGCAACAAGTCGGTGGCGGTGTTGGATTTTGGATCTGACAAGACATCGGTCACCACGTTCTTAATCACGATGCCAGCCAACACATCAACCACAGCATTGATCAGGAGTTCAAATTGATAGTCACAACCACCAAAGGCGAGATGGATGATTCTTTGCTTGAGAAGCGGGAAGGAACCGTGGACAATGACAATGAACAAACCTCCTGGGTTGAATATTGGCTGGAAGGTGAGTTGGTTCACCGTTCTGTCCATGTCCAGTTAAAGAAAATGCCGGTTTTTGCCGGTGCTGAAGCCGCATCTATAGGTTAAAGGAAACATCATGGCAAACACACAAGCAATGACCACCTCGTTTTTGGGCGAGGTTCTGACTGCAACTCACAACTTTGGCACTGCACCAATCCGTGCAGCCACCACGGCTGACACGTTTAAAGCTGCACTGTATTTGGCATCGGCAACGATCAATGCCTCCACCACGGCATATTCGTCCACGGGCGAGGTGTCTGGCACGGGTTACTCTGCTGGTGGCGTGACGGTGA